TTTTTTCATTATTTACTATTTAAAAATTAATTCAAAACAAAAAAACACCCCTGTTACGGGGTGCTTTCGAAAGTCTACTCAACGACTTCCACTTTAACCTTAATACGCCCCGACCTCAAATCTGAAATTTGTCTAAAAGCACCTTTAGTAAGGTCTACATTTTTGTGACCGTTAGGGTAGTTCATGAACTCACCTCTATCAGTTACAGTCACAACAACATGTTTTCCATTAGCTAAATTTGTTACCTTTAGCTTTGTTCCAAACTTGTACTTCGTATGAGCGGCACAAGTCATAGCATTTTCGTTGAAAACACTTCCGTTTGCGGTCCTTCTAACCTTTCCTGGATAAGCATACCAAGTAGCCTCACCATTATTAGCGAAAGACAAGGAAAACAGTGTGGTTAAGGAGAGTATTAAAATCTTTTGGATTAAACTCATTCAACACGCATTTATTTTCACTTACGATTGCCAACATCGTCTCTTTTTAAGTTACCAACAGAGGTAACAGGCGTTATTTTATCACTTTCTTTGTTAGCTCTTCAGCTAAGTTTACAAAGTGGTCAAAATCTGTTTCGTAAGAGCCTGTAAAATATAACTCTTTTCTTAAACCTTTCGGAGGGGCAACTCTTCCATATTGAAATAAGTAGTGTAGTTCTTTGTCCTTTTTGTCAGAATAAACTGTTTTATTAAATTTATAATCTCTACAAATCATTTCATAAAGAGGACTTTCCTCTAAACTCGGTCGAGTGGCGAAAACATTTGGTTGCTTCCATATTAAATTGTGCAAAGCATAAGTAAAGGAATCAGCATGTAGGTGATTTTCAACAGTTTGAATAATTGCTTTTGGACTGAAACCTGTTTCATTCATAAACCATGCCAATCGCTCTCTGAAATTTTTACCTGCTCCATTACCTCGTTCTTCATACAGTTCTTTAAGTTTCTCTTCTACAAGAATAACCTCATCGGTAACTAAAGGTTTATCTAAATTCTCTAAAAATGCTTTACCTTTAGGACTTATTCTCAATCGCTCGCGAATAGTCTTTCCTGCTTTAACAAGAGTAAAATAACCTTCTTCTAACAGTTCATTTATTCTATCTGCATCATCTTTGGAGATAAGGTCTACTTCTTTTTGTAACACTTTAATTAGTAATATGTAATCGCTGTCTGTTAAACCTGCTTTGTAAAGATATTCAAAATTAATCATAAGTTTTTCTATTTATTTTTAAAAAGGACAATCGTCATCATCATTTCCACTGTAAGGGTTGTCCATATCTTCTCCCCATAAATCTTCAGTGGCTTCCATTCGAGGAATCTCAGGTTGTTTTTCAACCATCATCTGTAAACTATTTTCTACTTTTCTCTTTTTATATAAAGGTTCGATTTGTAAAGTTACATCTCTGTCATCTTCAGGGTCTGCATCATCTTGTCTAATTTTAAGATAATGCCAAAAGATATTACCCTTTGTTTCAAACGCAGTTTTATCTCGTCTATTATCAATCATATAATCCTGCAAGTGAGGATACCTCTTCGTTTGAACAAACATATATTTGTCGATTCCGAGTTTAAACGGATTATTTACGCAAAGTACGAGGTCGGATATGAATTGGATATTACTCGAATTATACAAGTCCGACGCCTTTGGAAAATGGCTCTTAGGGTCACCTGTTCTACTTTCCAAATCTCTATTCATTTGAGACAGGTTAATGAAAGAAACATTAGAAAATTCTTTTTTCAAATCATTTTCATATTCTAACACTTCATCCATTGCTTGTTTTTTATTCCCTCCGTCTTTAATAAGTCCGAGGTGGTCTATGGAAACAATTACTTTCGCCTTATCTCTATGTTGTTTTAGAAACTCTCTTACATTTACTAACCATTCGTTAGACGTTAATGGTTTCTCAATATAGAAGATGTTAGGGTGACTTTCTTTTTTGAGAGTATCGTTAAAAGTCGCCTCCTCCATTGCTGTAAATTCTTTATCTTCAGCAAGGATGTGTTTCATAGGCGTCTTCATTGTTTCCTTTAACCTCCTTAAAAGTAAGTTGAATGAAGTCATTTCGTAGTTACATTTAAGTAATACAAAATTATCACAATCAGGATTTAAAGTTTTATCGAACATATCATCTTCAATATGTTTAAGGATTGTTGTTTTACCAAACCCTGAAAGAGCGGCGATGGTGATTATCATTTGATTGAAAATACCACCCAAAAGATTCTCATTTAAATGTGAGTACCTTGTTATTATTGGTTTTTCCTCACCTTTCTTTATTTTCAGGATTTTGTTTTCAGCATCTTTAATTACATCTTTTGATGAACGGATAACACTTAAATCTACATTGTCTAATGTTACTTCAATCGGACTTGCCATTTTATTTTTCTTTCTTTATATAGTGGTAAATAATAAATATAAATTCTGAGTCTACTTTCTCAAACTCTATCGTTTTAATCTCCTTATCATAATTACTCTCTAACCAAGTATTTAACTCCACTTTTACATCATCGAGAGATGTTTTAGTTATTACATGAACTTGTAATACATTTTTTTCAGAAGTGAAACTTTTACCTGCTTTTTTATAAGTGTCTTCTATATCTTCTTGCGAAAAGTCTTTTAACTGATAAGGTTCAACTTCTGTGTTTGTATCAAAAGTTTCAACTTGGTAATTCATCAGGTTTATTGCCTCTGTGTTACTACACTTTAAATAAGGCGTGAAACCTTGAGCTGATGTGAAAGGAGTATTAAAACACTCATTTATTTTAACGGTTCCAAATGTGGTCATATCTCGCTCGTCTTTCTTTTAAAATTAAATCTTTAATATTTATAAGTATAGGGTCATGTTTTAAAAACCCTATCTCCATCGCTTCTGCAAATAGTATTATCACTTCGTTGAGAATGTTCTTATGATAACTAAACCATTCATCCATTTGATAATCATCAAACTCTTCTATCTCACCTTTTAAATAAGGAATGATATGAGAATAAATGTATCTATCATTATCTACAAAAATTTCACGTTTACGGTCATCTTTATATTTAAAAAGGACAGCTTCAGGGTTTCTGTAAGTCTTAAATGCTCCAACGGTGCGACCTTCTCCAACAGTTTTAATAGTTTCTATTGCTAAATGGATTTCTACTAAACCATCTATTGTTTGTAATGAAACAACAGGAATTGATTGTGTTTGTTTAGACATATTAATTAAGTGTTAAAATTATTACCGATAATAAAACTATCGCAGGGTAAGCAATTTTGTCGTATTTAGCATGGATATAGTTGAAAATACCCATTGCATTTACTCCTGCTTTGAAGATGATTCCTATAAGAATACCTCCTACTACCATTGCTGTTTGCAACATAATTCCTTCTGTTAAAGAATCTCTATAAATTGACTGCATATCATTCAGTATTCCAAAAGAGGAAAGAATAATAATGTATCCAAAAAAGAAGAATACTAAATCAAAAAGTAAGTGCCAAAAGAAACTTATAACTGTTTCTGAATAATCCACTACAGGGATGTTTAAAAATTTACCTTTCATTATAATTATTTTTTATAAGCTAACATTTCTACTGTTTTGTTTAAAACAGGTTCGTAATTTACTAATTTAAAATCTTCATACTTAACAGATTTTATAAACTCTTCAAATGGTTTATCTAATTCCCAACTTGACGAGTCAATCTGTATTTCGTGAACTTTGTCTACAGCCGTAACTTCACTAACTTCTTCAGCCAATTCATATTGGTTATCATAAAGATGAACATTTCTTAAATCTCCTTCAAGGGCTGTGAATTTATGTCCTGACCAAATCTCAAGGATTTTACCCATTAAGAAATAAAACACAATATTCATTGGTAAACCAAGTAAGGTATCCACCGAACGTTGCGACCATTTAAGCATAAAACCGTCGTCTTCTTTAATTAACTGATAGAGGAAATGACAAGGTCTTAAACTCATATCGTCAAGGCTGTCTAACTGCCAACTATCAATGATTAAATCTGTTCTGTAAGGGTTTTCCTTAAAGTTATCAAAGACTTCATATTGTCGAGCGTATTGGTGTCCGTAAATCTTTCCAAGTGAAAATCTTTTATCATCTTCAATCTCAGGATTGTTTTTCAATAACTGAAGATACTCGCTGGATATGTTTTGATAATTACAGAAATCTGAATCCCAAAAATTCACTTTTGCTTTCCAATAATCCCTAATGTCTGTTGAACCTTTCAAGAACAATAACAGTTCTGCAACAGCACCTTTGAAATAAACTTTCCTTAAAGATATTACAGGATTATCTTTTGCAAACAAGAAGAAATCCGCGGTTGGCATCTGTTTTCTTTTTGTACCTTTTCTATTTGGGTCATCATACTCAAACCCATCTGATAAGATTTCACTTAATAAATCTTTGTAAAATTCATCTACTTTATTCATAACTTGTTTTTCTTGTGAACTACCTCTAAAGTGAGGCTTCAAGGGTCAAAGCTTTTAGTAACCTAAACAGCTATCCTTGATTTTAACTCTATGTTCCTGTAGAGCTTTTAATGTTAAACTTTATTTATTTCTCCATCCTAAAAGGATAGGAGAATTATCGATTATTTATTCTTTTAAATATTACACCATCTGTCATATACTTTCCATCTTTTATTGGATAACGCGTATAACTTGCCGTAAATTCATTCAAATCTATGTGTGGGAAGTAGACATCACCTTCAGCATCATCGTCAACAATAGTGGCATCTATGGCGTCGATATAAGGCATTGCTTCTTCATATATTCTACCACCACCTATAATATAAGTTGTAGAGTTGTGTAACAATTTGTTATCTCTTTTACAATATTCTATTGCTTCAGGGACACTTTCAAACACTTTTACATTTTCACTCTCTTCTATATCACAAGGTTTCGTGGCTACAATAGCATTAAATCTATTCTTTAAAGGTTTGGTTGGTAAACTTTTCCAAGTGTTATAACCCATGATAACGTTATTACCTACCGTTTTAGATTTAAACTGTTTTAAGTCTTCGGGAAGTTCATACATTAAATCATTGTTTTTACCAATTGCTTTAATTTGATTCATACAAACTATCGCTACAACTTTACCCCGCACATCCCTCATGTGTATTGGGTCGGGACTCATTACGAAGTTTTCATCTTCGTCTTTTCTAACTCTGTCTTTTATCATTCTTGATTAATTTTTTGCAAATATAAGAAAAGAAAAAGAGATGGCAAAATTTTACCACCTCTTTTTTAAATTATTTTTTAAACACCTGAAAAATCAGGACATGCATAAGCATTGATTTGGAAATGTTTTCCTAAAAAGTCCATCCAAGAGTTAGCGTAGATAGTTTCACCTATGTGACCAGGTCCGCTACAATCGATACAGTCTAACGGTACACCTGACCAAGTTTCTCCTCGTTCATGATTAAGCACTACTGTAGGTAATTCTTGTTTAAGGGTGATAGTAGCCTCGTTAGTAAATTCTAATTCAATGTCTGTTATCTCATCCTGAAATGCTAAATCACCACGAGAAGTTTCGTGAAGAATAGGTTTCACAGGATAGTTCTTATGAAACTCGGTACTTCCGTTTACAGTACCACCTTGAACTTTTATTGTATAACTACAACCGCTATCACTACCTCTCACACTTAAAGTAAGCTTTCTTTTAAAATGACCATCTGCTTTAACCTTAAAAGTCATTTCACCACTTGTATCACACTTTGTCCTCACAAAAGGTGAGATTTCCTCTGTGGTGTAACCCACACCTTGAG